CCATGCAGATAGCCCGGGGTCGAGTCAATCGTGCGGCCCGGGTGAATGCGCCACGGGAGATCAGCCTGAACAGTCCATGTGAAGACAGCGCCGTCCAGCGCCTCAACCGTCACAGTGGTAGCCGCAACAGAAATGATGCGGTAGGTGCCGGGAGCGCCAACGCCGCTACCCTCGACGCCCACGACCAGCGCATCGCCAACCTTCACGCCGCTTGCCACAAAGTCCACAGTCGCAACCTGAAACACGGCCTGCGTCGTACCCGAGTTGGCGTTCTGCTGGCCCGTCGTGCCACTTGCGAACGCCAGATCGGCAGCGAAGTTGACCGTCTTGGCCAGCTTCACGCGATCAGTGCCAAACCGGAACTCAGTGCCCGCCGCAACCGTTCCCGGCAGGATCGGCGTCTTAGACTGTGCGTTGGCGTTGTTCGTCGGAAGCGAACGCCACACGCGAACGCCCTTGGACGATGCAAGGTTCACAGGGCAGATGACAAGACGGCTGAACCGCTTGCCATCCAGCATGGCAAAGCCGTTGCCGTCATCGCCACCGAAGTCGCCAATGGTCGCATCAAAGCCGCCAAAGAAGCTGGCCATGTCCTGAGCAGACGTAACCTCAACCGACTGCGGCTTGGTGGTCACTGCGCCGACGCCAGACACGTTGACCGCGTAGGTCATGTCGGCAAACTCACCAATCGCGCCATCAACGCCAGTGCTCACCGCAGAAGTAACTTGAACAACAGAGCGCGGCGTGGCGTCTGGGAATCGCAACATCCTGTAAACTGTCATGTTTGCACGCACTGTGATCATAGCACGGCGATACTTAGCCAGTGCGTCATCTGCTGAATCTGTGTACTGGCTGGTCAGCAACTCATACGTCGCGGTGGCGTTATGGTAAAAAGGCAGCCGCAACCGCAGGCCATACATCCAATCTACCGGATTTAGGGCCTCCTCTATCATGGCCATCAAGTAGCTGCGTTCCTTGGGATCGGTTGCCCAAAGGTCAATCTGCAACTCTTGATTAAACTCTGAGTAGGCAAACAGCCGAGCATCCCCTGCAAGGGTCGTCTGAAGGTCAGGCGTAAAGCTTCGATCATACACCCCAGCCGCAGCACCAACAGCAGCGGCGGGATACCTGACCGTATCTTCTGGCTCTGCCCAAGTCGTGTAGGTCGTCAACTGAAGCTTGCGTCCGTTGATGTCCACGCTTTGCTGCCCAAGGTACTCAGCCAATCCCCGAGCCATAGCCGTATGGGCATCGCACTCGCGCGTCGAAGTCAGAACCAACGGCTCATTCGGTTCCCGCATCAAAGAAGAAAGCGGACGAGCCCCTGGCTTCAGCGGAATGCTGTTGCGGGGAGGCTGAATCGGATTGGGCGCAGGTGCGCCGCATGTAGGACAGCAAACACTCATCGCGCGCTGCCCCACTGTGCAAGTAACTCATGCAGCAACTCATGCTCCATGATCTGCTTGAACTTCTTGGTGGTCTTGTCGCTGGTCAGAACGAAACGACCTTGAATGCCATTTCTTGCGATAGCCCGAGAGATGGCAAACGCGGCGCGCTTGGCTTCTGGATAGGGCATCCCAAACTTGCGTTGTGCCCATCGAGCAATCGGCTCTCGCGGCGGACGCTTTGATCCCTTGCGGCGACCGTACTCAACCACACCTGCATATGGCGCCTTGTTGCCGACCAGCACGCCTGTGCTGCCACCGCGTTGCGTTGGCGTAGCAAACCACGCAGAACGATAGGTGCCGTAGTTGAATGCGCCCTTGTTTGCCGTTTCCTCTTGAACCACAGTCAAAGCGCGCAGCGCAATCGAACGAGATGCTCTTTGAATAGCAGGCTCAGCACGCGACCCCAGCCGCGCTATCAACCCAGCAACCTCATCCATTTTGACGCGAATAACGAGAGCCATTAGTAGGGACTCCCGTCGTTCCGACGATCACTGTGCGACCTCTGGAGACTGACTCGCCACTCAAAGTTGGAGGGATCGTACAGAGGCGCGCTGGCGGCGTAGAACCGCCGCCGAGGAGCGCCATCAGCAACCTCCCCTGGTGTCGGGAACACAACCTCAAAGTAGTACTGCGTATCTCCATCCACAGGGTTGCCCTCTGAGTCCCGGCCCGTCAGATAGCCCTCTGCGTAACGACCAGAGACTTGAGAAAGTTGGCAGCCGCCAACCTCGTCCAAGCCCACCGGCTGCACGATCCGAGTCACTCCGTCCATTCCAAGAATCAAAGGGGTGGGCAGGATAGGTTCGTCAAAGACCACGAACTCCTGCCCTAGACCGCGCTCACCACCTGACCATTTTGTTCGTACCATGCGGACCTCATAGGGGCGCAGGCCGAACCGCGTCATCAGGTCACGCAAGTTGTCCACAGTAGAGATCAGCCGACGCGCCAGCGTGCGCGACAAGTCCATTCCGTTCATCTGTGTGAACTTAGGACCGCCTCCGCACACGCTCATGGCTTACTCCCTCACCGGAATCGAGCCTGCAAACACCCGACCCCCATGCCGCTTGTAACGGTTGGAGTAGGCGTAGAACGGCACACCAAGAATATCCACCAGACGCCCACCCCAGCGGTAATACTCAGCCTCAAGGGCGTCCGTTTCATCTGCTCGCATCGTCAGGTTGTCGAGGCTCTTGGCCGCCAGACGCTCCTGCGCATCCACCAGCCTGCACTCAATCGAGTCCATGACGCTGATGACCTGACGAACCTTGTCCTCTGCTATTGGCAGGATCTTATCCATCGCCAGCTCAAGCAGGAACTGCGTCTGAATCATCTTGGGAACGCCGAACGTAATACCGACGGCAGGTTGAACCGAAGGATACCCGGCGTGATATCGCACCCGTTGCTTTTCCTCTTCAGTGAATGCCACGGCAGCCTCCAGCCGGAAGTGCGTTGCTTTAAGCCACCGGCTCCAGCTGCACGCCCTGCTCCATAATACGCTTGATTCCCACAGGGCCATAGGAGGCCGCAGAAATCACTGTACCAGCAGGCAAAAGCGTCACTTGGCCAAACAGAGACACCACCTGATCCGCAAGCACCACCCACTTCGTCGGGTTGGCAATCGGAGCCGGAGCTTCCTCCTCGTAGACAGGAGCGACTTCCTGCTCCTCCTCGATGGCCGCCTCAACCTCGATCTCAAGCTCGTCAGCGGCAGCGTCCACAATCTCAGCCTCAACAGCCTCAACCATGTCCAGCGATGCCTGCTCTTTACGCCTGCGTCCCATCTTGAATCCTCATCCCCTCTCAGGGGCAAAAGCGGCGCGGAGCCGGTCGGACAAAGGGCACTCGATTAACCGGGGATACCGTCCCCGTCGCGGGAGTAGAGCGCCCACAAAGACCGGCCCCGCAGACTAAGCCGACAGGACGGACGACGAGCCATAACGGCGAGCGAGTCCTGTCACCGCAGAGTGGGGCTATTCATGGCGTAATAACGCCAGAAGTTGCCCCGATGCGCTGGGCGCTAAGGCCCAGCAAAACCCGACTGCACACTAAGGCCCACCACAGGTGGGCGGCAAGGTCGGGATCGGCCATGAGGGATCACATTGATCCATACACAACGCTCCGTAAAGGAGTGGCCGAAAGGGACGGCTCTCTGTTTGAGGAGTGCTTTCGCACCTAGCCTTGAGAGCCTATTTAGAAGATCGGGGCGTACCTGACAGTTTACAAGGCTGTCAGGCAGCGGCCCCAACCGTGGAACTTAAACAAGGGACGCTCGCACCTACTACACGCAGAGCGTCCCTTGTTTACTTTCAGTTACTCGCCGCTCATCACGACACAGAAGCGCTTGTAGCGTGCCGCGTCGCCAGAGGTGGCGTCAGTGCGCACCGGCCAGTCACCGATGAACTTCCAGCTGGTCGAAACCAGATCCTGCAGACGGTTCAGCGGGCTGCGGAGGATCAGCTGGATACGGTCGGTGAAGACCTCGATGCTGTTGTTGGTCACGCGGGGCTCGCCAACCTTGCCGGTGATGCCAGCGTCGGTCATGAGGCCGCCCATGTCCTGATAGTACTCGTAGATGCCGCCCTGGCCGCTGAACAGCGCACGGTGGATCTTGACGCCCGCCGTGGTGCCGTCGTTGTAGAGCTCGCCAGCGAACGGATCGTCCTGCGAGAAGTCAGCCGTGAGGCCGCCCTCAACCGTCTCCGGCAGGGGGCACTCGCTGTTACGGAAGAACACAGTGTTCAGCAGCTCGCCGAGGGCGAACTGACGATACATGTAGTAGTCCGGCAGCGAGGTGAGCAGCTGGCGCCACTCCTGATCACCGAAGACCTGAGCCTGAGCGGTCGGGTCGAGGTGGCAGTGGAAGCGACCGTCAGAATGCTCCGGCACATTCTCCTGCCAGAAGCGAGCCACGGCAGCGCGGATGTCCGACAGCTTGAGCGTGTCGTTGGAGCCGATGTCGTCAACGCTGTTGCCGCCACCAACGCGCACAACGTAGGTGCGGTCAGCAGAGTACACGGCAGCGCGGTCGATCACCGTCACCGGAGCCGACAGAACCAGCGTACCCGGACCAACCTCATCACCAGCAACGTCCGGCGAGTAGCCGATGACGCTGACAACCGTCGGGCCACCAGCCTCAGTGACGACGATGGAGAGCGGGTTGTTGCTGCTGACGAGGCTGAAACGCACAGCCGAGCCATTCGGCAGGTCGGGGCGACGAGCCGTGGTGAAGCCGTTGAGGCGCTTCACGCGCAGCGTCGAGGTCGGACCCTGAGCGCCATCCGCCACGGTCCAGCCCGACTCCGCCGCGTTGTACATACGATCGCGCACGATGCGGTTGAGTGCCTGACCTGCGCTCATGCCCAGCTGGTGAGCATTGCGGAGGAACAGGTTGGCAATCGCCGTGATGCTGGTCGGCATGTGGGTGTCGATGCTGTCAGCGTACTGCTGAAGCGTCGCGGTCCACTGCTCGCTCTGGTAGGTCGACGGAGCCGGATCAGAACCCGGCTGCAGCGGCTTCATCTTGGGCTTGATGAGGCCGGTGCCGGTGAACACCATGCTATCACCGACGTTCAGGGGGTACTGCTGCACCATGGCCTCGCCACGGAACAGCATGCGGGGGAATAGGGCGTCGTGAAACGCGCGCTCCAGGATGTTCTCCTGCACAAGAGCCCGAACTTCGGGCGTCTGCAGGATAGTCGAGAAATCTGCCATTGGATCAGTCTCCTAAAGGGCCGCAGCCCATGTTTTCAGTCTTTACGCGAAGGCGTTGAGCCCGCGCGCACGCATCAGCTTGTGGAACTCATCTGCGCTCATGGCGCGGGCATCCGTCTTGCCTGCCGCTCCCTGAGCCGCCGTCACCGTAGCCGCCGTGGGAGCAGCCGGAGCCGCCCCCATGCCAGTGCCAGTGGTGGCAGGAACAACCCGCTCGCCGAAGAGGTACGGGTGCGAAGTCCGAAGGGTCGTGAAGAACTTGCCCTCGTCAAACGCTGCCAGTGCCTTCTCGTCCTTGCCTTCCAGTTCACGCTGAATCAGCCGCAGAGCGTAATCCACATCCTTCACACCCTGCCCAACAGCCGTCTCGCGCAGGGCGAACTCAGCCTCCTTGGCCTCAAGAGTGCGCTGGAGCTTGCGACGCTGTGCCTGCTCTGCCGCGAACTGCTTTGCCATGCGCTCCTTCTCTCGCTGGAGTCGCTGCAGCTGCTTGGCATAGTCCCCGCCCTGAGTCGGCTGCGCAGTCGTTGCCTCCTGCACCTCTTCATCCAACTCTTCAATGACAGGAGCCTTTGCCTGCTTGGCGGGCGGCGCTGCCTTGGCTGCGGGCGCATTGCGTGCCGCTGCCATTGCTGCAATCGCGTCATCGATGCTTCCAAAGCCAGCGGCCTTGAACTTGGCCTCCAACTCCGTCATCGCCTCGCGCTTGCCGCGCTGCCGCTGCTCTTCCTTCAGCTTGCCAATGGCAGCCTGGGGAAGAATCACGTTCTTGCCGCCTGCAATAGTCGGCAGTGCCGTGTCCGCTGCTTCAACTGAGGCAGCAGCCTCAATCGCAGGAGCGGGCGAAGTCTCCACTACCTCAACGGCAGCAGGAACCTCAGTGATCGTTACGTTCTCATCCTGCATACTGCTCTCCTTATCTCGCCTTTCCGACTATTCACCGCCGTCGTAAGCGTGGTGACGGTCAAAGAGCGAGCTTCTGCGGGTGTGATCAACGGGCCGTGTCCCGAAGATCGGTGAACTGCATATCGCACACGGGCGGAAGGGAATCAGAGTCTAGTGCTTAGACAGACGGCCAAGCGGTGTCGAGATCAACCGCAGGACGCGCCATGTAGGACACAACCGCGCCGGTCACGCCAGCCTCGAAGGTCAGCGTAGCGCCATCAGCCGAGAGCACCGCCACGGTGGCCGAGGCCGAGCCGCCAGCGTCGGTCACAGTGCGAACGCCAGCCGCAGCCGCGCCACCCGTCACGCGAACGCTGAACACTGCCAGCGCCGGGGGATCGAGCGGAATCGTGGTGGCAGAGGTCTGCGCCACAGTCTCAGTCTTGGGGGCCAGCATGGTGCCGAGGTCGATCTTGGCAAGCACGTCAGCGAGGGTGTTGGGGTTCGCGCGGTTCAGCGCGCTCTTCAGCGTCTCAGTAGCCATTGTCTTGCTCTCCGTTGGTTGGAATGATTCCTAAGCCTTCTGGCCAAGGAAGTACTTGACGACCGTG